CATTCTACATCATTACAGACGTACCAAATGGTATGAAAATGTTCACAAGAGCTCCATTGACAACTGCAATGGAAGGTGACTTCGATACTGGAAACGTTAGATACAAAGCTAGAGAAAGATACTCATTTGGAGTATCAGACCCTAGAGGTATCTTCGGCGTTGAAGGTGCGTAATAATTAAATTTTATGGGGCGGCCTTAAAACTGCCCCATTTAAAACATAAACGATGAGATTCATGAAAAAATTTTTAGTAAATATTTGGGCTTACGATCATCACGGAAAATTTGAAGTAACGTGTGATGACAATGCCAAATCCTTGGAACAATCAATCCTTGACAAACTTGGAGAAAATAGTATAGTTTGGGAAAAAACGGGAATGTTTAGTCCGTTGAATAGAATAACCTATGAGGAGGTTGTTAATGATACAAGACCTATACAAAGTAAAAAGGTCCTTGGAGTTGAAGTGGGAACAGGAGCATCTGTCTAATGGTAGATATACTCTTGAAATGGTCAGGATCGATGACAAAGTTAAAGAAGTCATCACAAAGATCAAGCTGGAAGAAGCAGCTATTGCCCACAGACAGAATACTGTCGAAGGTGCAGCTCCGCAAGTTTCTGTAGCTACTTAATAAAAAGCTACATCGTTGGAAAAAATCAATCCACATTACAGGCTCTCTTGCACTCTACTAAAATGTAGTATATAGTTTTATCACTATACAATTAATTAGAACATAGACGCGTATAGTCGACGGCCTAGAGACTATGTTCAATAAACTAGGAGGATATAATTATGGCAAATACTACATTTTCAGGACCAGTCCGATCGGAAAATGGTTTTGAACAAATAACAAAAAATAGCACAACAGGTGCTATTACGGTTGAAGCAACTTATGATGCTAGACCAAACTTTAGACAAACAATAGACAACTCGACTTTAAATACGGGTGGTGCTGTAACAACAACTTTAACTACTGCTCAATCAGGAACGATTTTTGAAGTTGATGGAACAGGTGATATTGTTGTTAACATGCCCGCTTTAAGCACAGCTAACGTTGGAAACACTTATGAGTTTTTCGTAACTACTGCTGTAGGTGGCGCTAAAACTGTTACTTTTGTTTTACCTGGTGCAGGTGTATCAAATTTCTTTGGTGCGCTTTCGCTTATGGGTGGAACAGCTGCTAACCCAGCAAGTGACGTTGCAGGTGATACTTTAACATTACCTAACTCAGTTGCTGTAAATGCTAGAGTAAGATTAACTTGCATTAAGGATGATGGTACTAACTCAACTTACAAAGCTGAGACTTTATCAACTCCTATTGCAACAATAGCGTAATAAATAATTAATGTGGGGCTTCGGCCCCACATATTAATTTTAAGGAGAAAATATGGATTCAGATCAAACAACGCTAAATAAAACTACAGGTGCAGCTTCTGTTTTAAGAGGAGCTAGAAGCAGAGTTACTTCTATTCAAGGTAGAGGTGAAGCAGGTTCTGTTTTACTTTTACATGATGTTGCTGATGCAAGTGATGCAGGTGCAGGTAATTTAAAAGCGACTTATAAATATGAGACAGAAGGCTTAGAAGTTTACATTCCTGGTTCTGGTATTTTGTTTGAAAATGGAGTTTGTGCTACTTTAACACAAACTACTGGCACAGATGGAAGCGTTACCATGACAATTACAGGAGCGTAATAAATGGCTAATACTACCTCGGGTACTACAACGTTCGATAAAACTTTTGCTATTGATGAAATAGTAGAAGATGCTTTTGAACGTATTGGATTACAAAATGTTGCTGGTTATCAATTAAAATCTGCAAGACGATCTCTTAACATATTGTTTCAAGAGTGGGGTAATAGAGGTATTCACTATTGGGAAATCGATGAGGTTAATTTAGATTTAATTGAAGGACAATCAGATTATGATTTTTTTAGATCTAGCGACGACGGTACAAGTGCAACATCAACACCAAACGGTGTTTATGGAATGTCCGATGTTCTTGAAGCACAATTAAGATCTAATAGAACTCAAACAACACAATCAGATTCACCGATGACAAAAGTAGATAGATCTACTTATGCAGGGTTTTCAAATAAATTATCTAAAGGAACACCTAATCAATATTGGGTAGAAAGATTTATTGATAAAGTTAGAATACACGTTTATCCAACACCAGACTCAACAAATGCATCTAAAGATATGCATTTTTATTATATAAAAAGAATTCAAGATGTAGGTGATTATACAAATGCAACAGATGTGCCTTTTAGATTTGTGCCTTGTATGACAGCAGGTTTAGCTTTTTATCTTTCACAAAAATATCAACCACAATTAGCACAACAAATGAAACTGTATTATGAAGATGAATTAGCAAGAGCTCTTGCAGAAGATGGTTCTGCTTCTAGCACATATATTACACCAAAAGCTTATTACCCAGGAGCATAATGCCAAAATACGCAACAGGAAAATATGCAAAAGCAATATCAGATAGATCTGGTATGGAGTTTCCATACAGAGAAATGGTTAGAGAATGGAATGGGTCTTTTGTTCATGTATCTGAATTTGAACCAAAGCAACCACAATTAGAACCAAAACCATTATCTGCTGATGGTATATCTTTAAGACATGTAAGACCTGGAAGAAGTGAACCTTCTGTTTTATTAAATTTAAGAAACGATCCTTTTGAAACTTTTAAAATAGGATCAAGTATTATAAATGTTTTTGTACCAGGACATGGTTTAACAAATGGTACAACTTATAGATTTAGAGGGTCTGTTAAAACTTCACCTGGAACAGGAACACCATATAACCCAAATACTGGAGCATCAGGTAGTCCTATAGCAGGATTTTCAGATATATTAAATTTTGCTGGTATTTTAGGATCTAATATACAAAGATCAGCAGGATATACCATAACAACTGGTTTATATAAAACTGTTAGTGGTGTTGACCAAAGAATTACAACAGACTATTCATTAAGTAATTTTTTTCATTTTACTGTTGCAACAAACACTGCTACAATAGGTGAAACAAGAGGAGGAGGAAATGGCTGTTCCGTTGGTCCAGTTAGTTTAGAGTCATGATAAAAAAGATTATTAATAAAATTAAAAGTTGGTTTACACCTAAAATAGAACAACCAATTATTTTAACTGAAAAAAAACCAGAACATTGTTCAGGACATTTAAGATTTAGAAAATCTTGTCCACGTTGTCAGGAGTTAATAGCATAATGGCAGGATTAAGTTACAGCGGACTAATTACACAAATTAGAAATTATACAGAAACAGATTCTAATGTTTTAACAACAGATATTTTAGAAAATATAATATTAAATGCTCAGTATAGAATTTTTAGAGATGTACCTATTGATGCAGAGCGAAGACAACAAACTGGTAACTTAGTTGCTGGTCAAGAATCTATAAATGCTCCTGCAGGATCTTTATTTATTAGAGGTATACAAGTTTATGATTCAAGTGCCGTGATTACTGGAGCTAATGTTTGGCTAGAGAAAAAAGATTATACATACTTGCAGGAATATCAAGATGTAACTGGAACATCTGCAGCTCAAGGTAGACCTAAGTATTATGCTATGTATGGCGGTGGAACAGGAGACTCAGATACTACATCTGGAAGAATAGCTTTTTCACCAGTACCAAATACTACCTATAAATTTAGGGTTCATTACAATAAAATGCCAGCTACTTTAGCTTCAGATAATACGACTAATTATATTAGTATGAATTTTCCAAATGGTCTATTATATTGCTGTTTATCAGAAGCATATGGTTTCTTAAAAGGTCCCATGGATATGTTGACATTATACGAAAATAAATATAAACAAGAAGTACAAAAGTTTGCTAGCGAGCAAATTGGAAGAAGACGAAGAGACGATTATACTGATGGAGCTGTTCGTATACCAATCAACTCAGCAAACCCGTAGGAGAATAAATTATGGCAATAACATCGGCAATATGTTCAAGTTTTAAACAAGAACTTTTACAAGGTAAACACAGTTTTGAATCTTCAG